CCACAGCGACGGAGGGCTACAAGAACATGACTCCCGAGCAGATCGAGGCTGGCATGACCCGCGTGTTCGGAGAATTCTGGGCAGCCAAGCCTGCTCCCAAGATGAGCATCACACAGCACACGCAACACTTCGAGCGGGGCGAGTGGATCGAAATGCTGAACAGTATGAAGGGGCGCTGGCCTGCGGAGATGCCTGCGGGTGGGTTTGTCGTGGCATGGCCGGGGCAGTTTGTGGAGCGCGTTCCCGCCAATGCGGAGGCGATCAAAGCCATGCAAGCTGGACTTCCAGAAGTGAAAGCTCACACACTCGATATTCCGCCCGCTGCGGAGCCCAAAAAAGAGCGAAAAGCCAAGTCCGGCTACATGGGCCATCCCCGTTTCAAGCAGCTCTGCTCCACCGGCATCGATGCTCTTGGCCAGATCGCCTTTTCCTACAAGATCAATCCTGATGGGATGAACCGCATGAAGCTCGCGCACGCCATTGGGAAGCATGAGGAAGTGAACGGTCTGCTCGAAAAAGCCAGCGTGTGAGCACGGTAGTTCCCGGCTGTAAGGTCTGGAAGCTGAGCGATAAAGCCGAGCAGTGGTACGCAGGTTTCCGGCAGCGGATGGCTGAGCGCAACCCCGGTCAGCGCATCAGTGAGTATGACTACGCCCTCGCGGCGTTCGGGTCGCTCCCGTTCGGCAGTCCGGTGCTGCATGAATTCCTGCTTCTCTGCAACTGCCATCAGTGGCCAGCCGAGTATGAGCTGGAGCGCGATGGGATTATCAACGACTGGGCCATTCGCAAGGCCAAAGGGTTCTGCATGGCGAAGCGGATCAATCTGATGGGCTGCGGGTCGTCGTGGAAGACGGGCGATGCCTCCGCCTACGTGTATACCATGTGGAAGTCGCGTCCTTTCTCCACCTCGGTATTCCTGAGCACCACGTCGGGCGAGGCGGCGCAGTCGCGCACCTGGGGGCAGGTGAAAGACTGGCACGCGAAGGACCGCTACAGCATCGGGAAACGCATCGAGTCGCTGCACCTCATCACGCTCGACAAAGAGACGGAGGACCGCGATTACCGGAACTCCATCAAGGTGGTGCTGATCAAGCCGGGGAATGAGGGCAAGAACGTCATGGCCTCCATCGTAGGACGCAAAAATGAGCGGGTCATTTGGGTCTGCGACGAGTTTCCCTTCATGGATATTGGCATCCTAGATGCCCGCGTGAACCTCAACACCGCCGGGCCATTCCATCAGTTCATCGGGCTCGGTAATGCGCCGGAAGAGGGCGACCCAATGTATCTCGACGCCGCCCCATTTGGTGACAAATACCCTGATGGGTGGAGGTCCGTGGACAAAGATCGCGACAAGTCGTGGCCCACCCGAGCGGGCATCTGCCTGTATTTCAACGGAGAGACTTCACCCAACTACAAGGTGGCACCAGGAGTAAAGTTCCCCTTTCCCCGCATGATGAACGAAGGGTTCCGCAAGGAGATCCTGAAGGACAGCGGGGGAGAGGACACGCCCATGTACTGGAAGCAGTTCCATGGGTTCCCTCCGACCGTGGATATTTCCGACAAGGTGCTGACCTACAAACTGCTGGAGCGCAATGGAGCGTTCGGGGAGCCGCTGTGGCGGGATGCACAGAAGAAGATTCTGGCAGGGCTGGATCTGGGGTTCCGAGCGGAGGGTGATCCATGTGTGATCGACTTCGGACGGCTGGGGGTGAACACGGACGGAAGGACCATTCTGTGCTGCTCGGAGGACGGGATCGCACTGACCCCCAAGCAGGGGAGCGCGGATGCGTTCGAGGTGCAGATCGCTAAGCGAGTGATCGAAGAGTGCCGATTGCGTGACTGTCACGATATTGCTTTGGACGTGACGGGTGATGGAGGAATTCTGCTCCAACACATCGAGCGCGAGGCACGGGAGCAGAAGTATGAACTGAGGGTAACTCCGGTGTCGTTCAGTGGATCGGCGTCGGATCGGATCGTGATTCCAGGTGAGAAGCGGACGGGCAAGGAGCAATTTGGAAATAAGGTCTGCGAGCTGTGGGGCTTGATGCGTCTCTGCGTCCTCAACCAAGTCATCGTCGGAATGAAGAATGGATCGAACGCAGTGACGCAGATGTGTGCTCGGAAGATGGGCTCAGACGAAAAGAAGCGCATGACCATCGAGCCCAAGAAGGAGATGAAAAAGCGACTTCGTAGAAGTCCTGATCATGCGGACGCGCGTGCACTTTTGATCAGTTTAGCTTTGCAGCATGGCCTGTCCGGCATGGTCGTGGCTGCTCCAGTGCGTAAGCCTCCGGTTCCGATGGACCGGGAGGTGAAAGTGGAGCGCTACTCGGGGCACTCCACGGGGAGGTATGGGGGACGCTAGTCCACCAATTCTACCATCCATTTCTTGCCCGGTTCTCCAACATTTCCCTGTGCTTTCTCCACGAGTTCCCGACAATCAAAAGCATTGTGAATCACCATTGGAGAAACGAAAGCTTCTCCCGTTTCTGGATCATTCCAATCCACATGAGGTGAGCAATCACAAGTCGTAGAATACTCGTGCTCCTTCTCGTCGTTTAAAGGGATGACGTGAACCATACTCATAGCTTGATCGTCTTCCACTCCTCGAACATCGGCAGCAGCTCGGGGAACATCGGCCATTCCCTTCTCTTCATCGCCATCGCATGACGGAAAGCCACCCGGCCTTTGAACTGGTGCTCGATCCCATACCCGGCCCAGGTGCTCGGTCCTCCGATCATGTGCGGAGATTCACTGCTGCGCATGGCGCACTCCCACACAAACTTATCGCCGTGTCCAGTTTGGTAGAAGCATTCGGACGCGTGCTCCGATGCCCATAATGTCCACTGAAGACCCATCCATGCTTTCAGTTTGTCGAAGACGAACTGCCCCGACTCAAACTCATTCTCCAGCGGGATAAGGCTCCAATCGACGTAGCCGAATCCCGTGTTGTGCTTACCGACATCGTAGAAGAAAACTGACCCAACTTTCTGAACGTCCTGATCATTGAATACTTCTTCAGGCTGAATGGCCGGAAAACAATCGGCATCGAGAAATAGAACGTGCCTCCAAGGACAATGCCGGACAGCATAGCTCTTCAAAATCCAGCCGTCCATCTCCCGGACGGGATTCTTTAGCATGACACGGTGAGCGTCTACTGTCTCACAGTCCAACTGCTTAAACAAAGAAGATGCCAGACCCGGCATTTCCTTGGGACCAAGGTGCCATACTTGAATTGGTAAATTGCATTTGAGATAATGTCTCAACCACCGGCACAGCACATAACTCCAATCTAAATAACGGCCTCCTCCACCAATCACAATCCCTGTCCCCTCACCCGGCACCGGCTCGCTGACGAGCGCGCCAGTCTTCTTCACCCGGTCGATGATCGCTTTCGCCTGCTGACAGGTGAACCGGGGAAGGCCGATGCAATCTGTACCGCGCAGCTCTGCTCCGAAGTTCATGAGTAAAGGTCCGCAGGCATCTCCAGTTTTTTCCCTTTCACTTTTTTTACCAAACACGAATCCACATTATGAAGGGTAAACCAGCACTCTCCGGTAGGTGGTTCTTCGCGCTCATCGAGCCGAGCGAGAATCTGCTCTGCCGTGAACGATCCCTCAGGTCGGCCCGTGATCACCAGGATGGAATATCGAACTTTTGACGACGAAAAAATCACGGCCCGGATGTAACCAATCACACGCAGGCCATCGTTTTCTCCGCCGTCAAACTGGACGGCTACCTTGTCACCAATTCCGAAAGTAGATGGAAAGTTCATGGACAGTGGCACCTCACCCACATCGCAATGATCGCCGTGGCCATGCCGGTCACAACTCCAGTGAAAAACATGATCACAATTCGATCAGGAACTTGCATGGTCATTTGAAGATCGTGCTGGCGACAGCGTAGATGAATGTGAGAAAAAGGCCAAGCCCGAAGATGGTGAAGGCGAGGGGCCAGGGTTTGAGGTCGTCGTTGGGATCTGGACCTGTTTGATTAAACATAATTACCTATTGCTCCCACATCTGGAATTGGCCACGAGGTATTTAATTTCCAAACCTGTTCTCCAACATTTCGGGAAACAATATATTCGGTTCCATCATATCGAGTGATGATCGTTCTTTGGAAACCAAGAATGATTGATTGAATGCGTTTGCTTGACAAATCGGAATATATTTTTTCTGCCTGTGCTTTGTCCGATTTCAGAAAACAGAACAATCCAGCAAAGAAAGCGAGGAATGTTTTTCGGTTCATGGGATGGGAGAATGAGACAAATTGACGGAGAGGTCAAGCAGAGAAAAAGAAACAACCGTTAGGCCAAAAGCTACTCTGAGCGGTGCAATGGTCTAACGGTTGGTAAGCTCCTCTTTCGAAAAGAGGGAGAGTGGTCGGAGCGACAGGATTTGAACCTGCGTAATCTTGGTCCCAAACCAAGTGCCTGTGGCCACTAGGCTACGCTCCGGGAAAGGATTCATCGGGCCGG